GAGGGTGTTAACGACCTCCCTTGAGTGAAAGGAGTTTCTCCAATCTCTCTAAAAGTGTTACCCTCGATGGTAACAGTCGTAGTGAAGGCAACTCTCTATTTGAGACTGCCTCCGGTACTCCTGACAAACCTCCTAAGTCCTTGAGGTGGACTAGGAACGTCGCAATAAGATCCTTTGGTAGGATCTTAAGGAGAACCGATCTAACCTTCTCGTCGAAGGTTCCAATAATCATAAGGACTTCGTCCATTGAGACTAAGTCTGACGGATTAAGGAAGTGTTTATCATCATATACATTATGATGAATTACACTAGATAGGCCCATCAAGGAGCCGACAACCGTATCTATCGGTTTGAAAATAGTAGAGGTTAATTCTTGCATCTTAACCAGGTTTGACCCTGGAAAAGAGAAGTTTAAACCATATGGGAGAGTACAATGCTCAACCATATCAAATACTAATTTCTGACGATGAGATAACAGTGATCGACTGCGACGACCCAATTGACGACAGATATCAAGGAAGTTTTCGTTACTAACTTCCCGCCACTTAAGTTGAGGAAAAACCTTTTCTTTTGTGACTATCTTTCCTGCAAATTCACAAATATTTGCACTAGAGATTGATTTATCTCTAGAATATGGGCAGTCTGTTTGTTTTAGGAATTGAATGTATTTGTGATAAAGGTCATCATTTAATATGACGACATCATCACCGAGAACATAAAATTGTGAATTATGTTCACATCCATTCAAGAACCAAAGAAGAATTCCATGGGATAATGTAAACGTACCAAAACTCGGGTACAACCCGAGTGGTTGGCCACGTTTCCATCTGAGAGGCATGTAGAATTCACCACATGTTCTCCAAAGACACTTACTTATGTCCTCGAAAAGACGTAAGTCAGAGCATTTTCCAAAGAAGCCTTCTAGTACAGTCATCTGAATTTCCAATGGGAAATAATCAGTTGCTGAACTTAAGTCAACACTATGTATCTGTTGACCCTTTAACAAACAAGTCTGAAGTATCGAGATTGGTCTCGATTGATCAAAAGTACAATCCCAAGGAAGGGATTGTATGAGTTTATAGATCGCATCACCAAGTGGTTTTAAAGCCAATTGATGAACGAGATGTGGACTGGCAATACTCCTAAGTTTGCCACCCGCCTCTTGGAGAAAATGAATTTCTCCACCTTCCATAAACTTACGGGTTTCATGTCTATACCAAGTTCCCATCTCATTGATTTTATCAATGATACCGGGAAGTCCTTTTAGGACAGGACTGTATAGATCAGTATATTCAAAATATACTGGTACATGACGGGGATCAAGAAAATACTCAGCATTGCTGAGAACATCTTTATCCTGTGCTCTATCAATAGGATTCAAGCCACTCAATGGCCAAGACGTCATTGTTAATGACGGCTTCCTTTTTGATGGAGAACCACGGTAAACAAGGAGTGAAGACTCCTTTGTCCTATCAATCGAGATACGGCGAAAGTTCTGTCTAATGGATCTGCCAAGACCCTTTAGAAACCATTTGTTGATCCTAGGTGGATCAGCAGATATAGATTTTTCGAATTTCTTTGCTTGAGTAGGAGTCAAAGACTCAAACTTAAACATTGAATAAATCATCATGGTCTGTAACGCTTTATTAAAGCTAACAGAATCACGTTGACTATAACGAAAAATACTACCGAGTAATCCTGAAACATTATTTCTCCTATTCTTTCGGATAGGAAGTAATGGTTCAAGACCAGCCCGGGTACGTATAATGTCAACCCTTAGGGACTTCAACCTAGAGATTGTCCATTCTACACCAGAACACTTCACCCATTTCAATACCAATTTAGGTAAACCTAAAATGATATGATTTGGGACTCCTATCACTGAAAGGCGGTGCGTCATTCCCTCATGAACCTCACTGTAACAAACAGTGGACATATGGTCATCCTTTCGAAGATGATTCTATGCGGATCATGGTGGTGACGTACCACCAATGGAATAGGTCGGCTCCTTTTGAATAGAGAAATTCTTTGGTACTTTCTTCTTCCTAGGAAGATTTGAATCTTTCACGTGAAAAAGAGAGTAAAGACACCGTTGGAGGTCAGAAGTAGTAGGTTCTTCATGAGGGAGAAATCCATCTGAAAATCTATTCTTAATAGTCCTCTTCCTTAGTTCTAACCAGAACCTTGAACGGATCTTAGGGTTATATATCGGACTGAAGATACATATCAGAAATAAGGCACAACGGCCTTTATGAGATGATCCATCAGGGTACGATAGAGATAACTCCTCGATTCCATCAATGATCGATAGTTGTAACTCGGTTAAGGGCGTTGGGTTAGTTTTTTCAGTGTAGATATTCTTATCAACACTCAGAACTTCCACCGCGACACATGCCATCTTAGGCTTTACTTTTCTTAATCGTCGTGAGGAAACAAATTTCCTACGATGATTGAGGGCCATAGAATTCTCCTTTCA